CCCCCCTGTCCGGTTTCACCTGAGCACGCACAACCGGCACATTCCAGTCTCAAGCCCCCCGCTGTGAAGCGCCGGGCGACACGCAACCCTGTGAAGGGTGGCATTCCCGTAGCTGGAGGGCGCTGCGGGCCGGGGCAAGTCCCTGGCCTGCCTCACCCGAATGCTCTGAACCCTTGCGGCCACGGCGATATGTGGTGGGACAGACATGACCACAACTCAACAAACAGAGTTTCTCCAACAGCACGCGCAAGACGGCGTGATGACCCCTGAACAAGCGGCCCAGTTCATGGAACTGGTAGAGGGCGATACCGGCACCAAGTTGCCGGACACAAGCAGCGTGCCCAGCGCTGCACCCGCAGACGCAGCGGCCAGCACCGACCAGGCAGCCGAGCTGGAACCTTCCAAGAACGAACCCGGCACCCAGGCGCCAGCAGCAGAGATCGAACCAGACCCGGCCAACACCGTGATTCTGGCCAAGGATGGCAAACACACCATCCCGTACTCCAAGCTGGAAGAAGCCCGCCAAGCTGAGCAAGCCGCACGAGCAGCCGCCCAAGCTGCGCAAGCCGAACTGGCCGCTTTGCGTGCCCAGGCCGAGCAGCGCGCCGCAGCGGGTGTCGCTCCCACCGCCGCCGACAACGCTTCTGCCCTTGTGGTGCAAGCGCTGGAAACCGGCGATGTGGACCCAGCCATCTTCGGGGACTTTTCCGAAGGTGCCATGGCCAAGGGCATTGCCACGCTGATTAAGCAGGGATTTACCTCCTTGCGCCAGGAGCTGGAGCCCATCAAGGCCCAGCACCAGGCCAGCGAGGTGGAGAGGCACTACGGTGCCATCTACCAGGCACACCCTGATGCGGACTCGATTGCTGAAAGCCAGGAGCTGGAAAGCTGGATTGCCAGCAAACCCAGCTTTGTGCGTGACGCCTACCGCGCCGTACTCGACCCGCAAGGGCAGGGTACCGCAGCGCAGGTGATTGAGCTTTTCGACGCGTTCAAGAAGGAAACCGGGGTAACTCAGGCAGCCGCCGCGCCCACCACCGTGGACCCGAAAGCCGCCGCCAAGGCAGCCATTGCAGCCGCGCAGCCCGCCGTGCCCGCCAGCCTCTCGGACTTTCCGGGTGGCCGTGCAGGCGCATCGAGCCGCATGGAGGCGCTGGATGCCTTGTCACCTGCTGATCTCGCAGAAGCACTGGAGGCCATGCCCCAGGCCCAGCGCGATCTTTATTTGAGTCGCCAGATGTAAGTCTGGTCCGGGCCACGCCGTGAGGCGCAGCCCCCGTCCCATTGAAGGAGGTCCACATGACCACGAAAACGCAAATGCGCTATGGCGATCCCGTAGCGATGGTTCAGCAAGCCGCTGGCTTGTTTGCCACCCATAACACCCGCAACACCCAGATGGCACGCCTGACCGGCGCTATGCCCAAGGGCACCAGCGGCGCAACCGCAACCCTGCGCAAGCAGACCACCGCGCATATGCCCATCGTGCGCGCCCAAGACTTGGGCAAGGGCCGTGGCGACGAGGTGACTTTTCACCTGCTGAACCCTGTGGGTGCCAAGCCCATCATGGGCTCCAAGTACGCCGAAGGCCGTGGCGTGGGCATGAAGCTGTCCGAGGACCGCCTGCGCGTCAACCAGGCACGTTTCCCCCTGGACCTGGGCGACGTGATGACGCAAATCCGCAGCCCCCACGACTTCCGCCAGCTGGGCCGCCCTATGGCTCAGGCGCTGATGGATAAGTACGTGGACCAGACCTTGCACGTCCACATGGCCGGTGCACGCGGTTTCCACAGCAACATCGAGTGGGTTGTTCCTACCGAAGCCGACCCGGATTTCGCTGAAATCATGGTCAACACCGTGAAGGCCCCCACCAAAAACCGCCACTTCATCGCAGACGGTGGCAACGGTGTGAAGCCCTTTACGGTGGCTGCCGGTGAAGTGGACTTGACCACGACCGACCTGTTCAAGATGGACACGGTGGACGGCATTCGCACCTACATGGAGCAAATCGCTCTGCCTCCCCCGCCCGTGATTTTTGAGGGTGACAAGGCGGCGACTGATTCGCCCCTGCGCGTGCTGCTGGTCAGCCCTGCCCAGTACAGCGGTTTTGCCACCGACCCCAATTTCCGCTCGTTCCAGGCTTCGGCCATGGCGCGTGCAGGCCAGGCGGGCAATCACCCCCTGTTCTTGGGTGAGGCGGGCCTGTGGAACGGCATCTTGATCGTGAAGATGCACAAGCCCATCCGCTTCTACGCTGGCGACACGATCAAGTATTGCGCCGACTTTGAAACCGAAACGGAAAGCTCTTGCATCGTGCCCGCATCCTTCGGCACCAACTTTGCTGTGGACCGCGCCATCCTGTTGGGTGGCCAGGCTGTGGCCGAAGCCATGGCTGCGCACAAGGATTCCAGCCTGCCGTTCTTCTGGAGCGAAAAGGAACTGGACCACGGCGACAAGGTGGAGCTGCTGCTGGGCGCCATTCGCGGCGTCTCCAAGATCCGCTACGAGATCGACCACGGCAACGGCAAGCAGATCACCGACTACGGCGCCACGGTGATTGACACCGCCGTGCCGATCATCGGCGCGCGCAACTGATGTGTAGGGCCGGGTAACACCGGCCCTGCCTTCATGCCCACCAGGTTCAACCCATTCAGGAGCCCATCATGGCCACCATCAAAATCAACCAGTTCCGCGCACTCCAGTTCGGCGGCGCATCGCCATTCGGCAATCTCACGACCCTGCCTTTCAAGCTGGAAACCGGCGCCACGGGCGCTGCCACCAATGCCAACTCCACCGCTGCTATTGCCAGCGGCGACAAGGTTGTGCTGGGTGAACTGCCTGCTGGCATGTGCCTGCAGGACTTCCTTGCGCGCGTCTCGGTGGGCTTCACGGCCTCTGTGACCGCCAACATCGGCTTTGAATACGCTGACGGTGTGGACGATGCCACTGTGCCCCAGGACGCCTCCTACTTTGGCGCTGCCGTGCCGATCAACACCGCTGGTGTGTACCGCCTGGCAACCACCAAGGCCCCAGTCACGCTGCCCAAGACCGCGAACCTGATCCTCACCACGGGTGGCGCGGCCAACGCCAAGGCTGCCCGTGTGGATCTGTTCGTCATTGGCGAGCTGACCGGCGCCAAGTAAGCGCCCCGGTTGAAAGGCCCGACTTCAAATCGGGCCTTTCCTCACTCCCAATCGACTGGAGCACCACCCCATGACCGACACCAACACCGTGCCCGTGCAGTACATCGGCCGCCGCGAATCCTTCCGCGACCACCTGTTTGGCACTGGCCTGACCTTCACGCAAGGACAAACCCGCGTGCTGCCGGTTGACGTGGCCCGCAAGTTCCTGCGCCATGCGGACCAGTTCGCCCAGGCAGGGGCTGAAGATGCACCGCAGGCGCCCGCTGCTCAGCCCGTATTGACCGATGACGGCACCCGCGAGGCACTGGAGAAGGCCGCTTTGGAGCAGCAGGAAGCAGCTGCCAAGGAAAACCAGCTGCAGGACATGTACGTGACGATTGCGCACATGCCCAAGGACGCGCTGATCGAGTTCGCGCGCAACAACTACCGCCAGGAGCTGGACAAGTCCAAGAAGTTGGGCGAGCTGCGCGACCAAGTGCGCGGCTTTGTGGACCAGTTCGGCATGGTGGGTTAATCTATGAACCTGGAACAACTCATTGCGCAGTTCCGCATAGACGCGGACGATCTGGTTCAGCCCTATCTGTGGCCGGATGAATGGGTTGCTCCATGGCTCACCGAGGCTGTGAACGAGGCGGCTGTGCGCGGGCGCCTGATTTACGAGGCGGCGGACCCGGCCATTTGTGAGATTGCCGTCACCGCTGGCACGGCCACCTACCCGCTGCACGCATCGCTCTACGAGCTGGTCAGCCTGCGGTTCAAAGTCGCAGGCTCTGACCGCTCCGAGCCGGTGCACATCAAGACGCGCGAGGAACTGGATCGCATTCGTCCAGGGTGGCGCGACCGCAGCGACAGCCAGCCCCGTTTCGCCATTCAGGACGATACCCGCATCACGCTAGTGGATCGCCCATCGACAGCGGGCACGCTGTACCTGGAAGGGTACCGACTGCCGCTCAAGGCGCTGGTCAATGACAACGACAAACCAGAAATCAACCAGGCGCACCACCGCCACCTGGTGCATTGGGCGCTTCACCGCGCTTTCAGCATCCCGGACACTGAGGCTTTTGACGCCGCACGGGCCGACCGCGCGGAGGCCGCATTCACGCGCTACTTCGGCATTTCCCCAGATAGCGATATGCGCCGTCAAACGCGCGAGGACGTTCTACACGTCAATCAGGCGTTTTCCCCATGACTTCAGCACTCAAGACCATGCACATCGACCTGCGCGTTGGCCAAAGCCTGCGCCTGGGCGATGCTGTATTGACGCTCCAAGAAAAGTCCGGGCGCATGGCCCGCTTTACTGTGCGCGCCCCCGAGGCTGTGCAAGTTCGACAACAACCCGGCGCGCAGGAGTGCGCTTCTTCGCCCCATCGGGGCAGCAAGGAGCAGGCCCATGGCCAACACCCTGTATGACTACTGCCGACAGCGTTTCCTGGAAGCACAGATCAACTGGATGACCGACACCGTGAAGGTGATTCTGGTCAGCACCAGCGCTTACACGCCACAGACGGCTATTCACCAGTATCTGGCGGACATCCCCGTGTCTGCGCGCATCGCTGGCCCTGTGACTCTGACGGCCAAGGCCACGACGGGCGGCGCGGCTGATGCAGCCGACTGCACTTTCACCAGTGTGTCTGGCGCAACGATCAACGCCATCGTGATCTACAAGGACACCGGCACAGAGGCCACAAGCCCGTTGATTGCCTATATCGACACGGCTACTGGCCTGCCGATCACGCC